TCCAGCCGCCAGCCCGCCAGCCGGGCTGCCCGCTGGTAGCCGACCCGCAGCTCGCCGTCCGATCCGGTCGCCCGCATAGCCCTAGGCCGCGCTAGGTTCGCCTAGGCGCGACGCACGGCTGGGGGCCGGTAGGTATTCATGCCCCGGCGGCCGGGCGCGCCTACGGGCGCCCTACGTCGCCGCCGTGTCCCGCGCCAGGTCGCTGGCGCTCTGGACCGTGATCGGCGCGTCCAAGAGCGTCCCGACGTCGCCGCCGACCGGCTGGTAGCTCGCGACGATCCCGATCCCTGACCAGCGCGGATTGATCGCTGTCGAGCAGATGTTCTGCGGCCGGATCTCGTAGCAGGCCGTCGTCCCGACCAGCGGCCAGAACGTCGCGTCCCACTCGCCGGCCACGTAGTCCTGGTGCGGCGTCACGTCAAACGACCAGTCCTTCAGGCCGCCCTTGTGGATGCGCGTGCTGTCGCCCATCGCCGTCTCGTCGAGGATCTCGGCGCTGTAGTTCAGGGTGATCGATGCGACATGGTCGGACAGGTCAGTCCCGTTGCACTCGAACTTGCAGTTGCGAAAATGGAGCGTGGCCACGCTGATACTCCTTTACTGGATCCCGATGAACGGCAGGAACTTGTACGACTCGCCGCTGGTCGTGCACTCCCACACGGCGCGGTAGAAGCGCCGGAACGTGCTCGTCGTCGTCCCGGTCGTCAGCGGCGTCATCCACTGCGCCGTCCGTGCGGCCGAGCAGGTAAAGGCGAACAGGTCGGCCATGCCGCCGCCGCCGGAGCTGGAGCTGTACTGCACGCGCACCTTCAGCCCACCGGTCGAACTTGACAGGATGTGCAGGCCAGCATACATCTTCTTGCTGGGCTCCAGCGCCGCCACGTCGTAGATCGTCCCGCTCCCGCAGCTCGTCATCGCGGTCCCGGTCGCGTCCTTCAGTGCCGTCGCGCGCAAGATCGGCATCGCTAAGCCTCGATCCCTCGTCCCTGTATGGACGTCTCGAACGCTAGCAGCGATCCTGGATCGCCGCTCAGGTTGTAGCGCTCGACGACACCCTTGAACGCGAACCCCTTATCAGTCGTCGTCCCTTCAGTGACGCCGTTCGGGAAGACCGTGATAAGCGTGTCGTCGGTCCCGACGACGTCAAAGAGGATCCGCTCGACGTGCCCGGCCGCCGCGTCCCAGTGGCCGGACCCGTCAACGGTCATATCCTGGAGACCGCCCTTATGGATACGCGTCGAGTCGCCGAAGGCCGTCTCGTCGATAATCTCGGCCGTGATCGCGACTGTCACAGACGCGTGATCGCCGGATAGATCATACCCACCGGCGAGGATGATCGCGTTCCTGAAGTGGAGTGTTGCCATCCCTCACAGCCCCTCATGTACTCGTCGTCGTGCTCAGCGCCTTGCAGACGTCGAAGTTGCACGCGACTAGGTACCGGTTCGTCTCGTCGCGCCCGACACCGAACGGCGACTGGCGCGCGGCGATCCAGAGGTAGCGCGTCCCATTGATCGACCGGTCGCCGAGCCCGTCGAGCAGCTTCCAGATCACGTTCATCTCAGCGCGCGCCCGGTTGTAGACCGGCGACCGGCGCATGATCTGCACGGTCGGCCGCTCCTCGTGCGCCGCGCCGGCCGACGCGCTCATCGCGTGGACGGCCGCGAGGCCGCCTGTCTCGACTAGCTGGAGCGCATCGTCCGGGATCTCAGGCATGATCCCGCGGTACGTCGTAGTCGCCACGCCGCCGCTTGATAGCAGGTCGGCTAGGTCGTCCAGCAGCAGCCCCATCCCGTCACCCATGATAGCCGGCGCGCGCGAGCGCCGTCCGGATCCAGTCCGCCCGCGCCGCAGGCCCGAGCGTCGTGACGGCCGCGTCAGCCACCTCCAGGAGCACCAGCTCCGCGAACGGCGTCAGGCGCGCGACTAGCCCGTCCCCGTCCCGCGCGATCTCTAGGAACCGATCCGACCCGATCACCCTGTCGGCGACGAGCAGGAGCGCGCCGTCGTCGCCGGCCGCCGCGAGCGCCTCGGCGGTGCGGTGCGACAGGCGGATCGCGGCTGGGTCGATCGAGATCGTCACCGAGAGCGCGCAGGTCATCGCCACGTCATAGCCCTAGGATCGATCGGACCTTCACAGTGACGTCGCGCGCGAGCGTACCTGCCGTCTTGTTCACGGCCCGCTCCAGAAACTTAGCCTCTCCGACCCGGTGTCGCAGCTCGGTACGCTCGTGGACGAATACCGCGTACTCGGTCCCGTACGTTAGACGCGCCGTCAGATCGCGCACCGTCGCGTGATCGCTCACTTTCCCGCTCGCCTTCAGCACACCGAACTCCACCGGCGTCCGCGCCTTCGCGTCGGTCATCGTCGTCTCGGCGATCTCATTCAGCGCTACCGCTGCCGCCCGCGAGACCTTGAGCCTGCGCAGTCGCGTAGCGACCTCCCGATCGCCGGAGATCTTGACCGCGATCACTGACCGACGCCCCCAGTACGCCCGAGATACGCCACGGTGCAGAACTGCCCCCGCAGGAACGGGTACCGCCCGACGCCGATGATCGGCGGCGAGAGCGCCGCCTGCTCTGTCGAGTCAACATCCTGCGTCGAGAGCGTCACGCGATCGGCCGGCTGGAGCGCGAGGTTGCTCATGATGTAGACCGAGTGCTGCGACGGCACCTCCTGCCCCTGCGCGTTCCGCACAAGCTTCATCTCACCGACCACCGCGCACTGGTACGTCACGTCCGATCCAAAGGCCGGCGCGCCGTAGCTGTCATAGCCGGTGAACTGCGCGATCCGCACGCGTTGCGTCATGAGCGGCGCGAAGCTCCGGACCGAGACTACCGGCATGGTTCACGCCGACCTTACGCACACCACGAACACGTCGCAGTTCGGATCATTCGCCCCGTCAGCCTTCGTGACGCGCAACGTCCCGCCGGCCGAGATGAGGCTCTGCGCATCATCGATCGTCCCGGCGCGCGTTACGGTCTTGTCGGCCTTGTTCGTATCAATGGCGTCAGTAATCGCCGTCGCGCCGTTCTTGACCGTAATGGTATCTGCCGCGCCGCCTGCGGCCTTATTCTGCACTACTACATCAATGACCCTGACCTTGTGCGTCACGATGACGTCCTTGTCGGCGCCTCCAGCCTGATCGGCCAGCACGTGATGCACAACGAGCAGCCCAGCCTCGGTATCGCTCGCCGCGTGATTCTTAGCGACGGTCGCGTCGAGCGTGTTACCGGAGACCTTTGCCAGCGTCACAGCGCCCGTAGCGATCTTAGCTGCCGTGACGGCCAGGTCGTCCAGCCGCGACGTGATGATGCTCTTCTCCGCGAGCTGCGTCGCTGAGATAGATTCGCGCGCGATGAAATCAGAACGCATGCTGCCCATCTAGACTCTCCGGTACGGCCCCAGGAGATCGCGGACCTGGTCGACGCCCTCGCTCTGGTAGTTGATCGCCAGCGGCCCGACGCGCATCGCGCTCATCCCGTAGGATGACGCGCCGTACAGCTCGGCCGCCTTCAGCAGCACCGCGCGCTCGACGTCCTCGGGCAGCGTCCGGCCGGTCGTCGTCGTCAGCCAGTCGCTGCTCGTCGACGACGCGCACGCGAACTGCCAGCCGGCCTCGTAGCTCACGAGCCAGCTCCGGCGTACAGCCGCCGGCCGCGGGTAGTCGCTGAGCGACGCCTCCCAGAGCGCGCCCCACGCGAAGCCGTAGTCCGACGTCAGCTCCAGGAACCCGGCCTCGGCGTCCTCCAGCCGACGATCCGTCGAACAGTACTCGGTCGCCTCGCAGGTCGCCGTCGAGTCGAAGAGCCGCGTCACGGCGAGCACAGGCGTCCGCGTCAGCATCAGGCGCTGCGAGCCGGAGCCGGCGACAGTCTCCAGGTAGACCTGCCGCCGCAGCACGCCCTGCCTGCCGAGAATGTACCGCTCCGCCCACGCCGTCGCGTCGACGAGCGCCTTCTCCATGCCGGATGACGACGCCGTCGCGCTGATGACCGTCAGGAAGTCCCCGAGGTTCGCCCACTTGTCCTCCGGCGAGGTCGTGCAGACTGTCAGCATCGATCGCCATACTCCTATCCGACCGCCAGGATGCGGACGAAGTCACCAGTCGTCGTCGCCGTTGACGCCAGCGAGAACGACGCGAGGCGGATCGTCCCGTGCAACTCAATGAATGAGCTGGCGACGATCTTGTGCCCGCCCGTACTTCCGGCCGTGCTTGACAGGTCGAGGTAGACCGGCGACGCCTTGTCGTTGATCAGGCGCAGAAAGGTCGCGATGAACCCGACGTCAACGCCGATCTTCCCGATCGTGCCGGCCGTATCGGTCGTGCTGACCGACTCCTCGGCCGCGAACTGCGCCGCGCGCTCGTTGTACGTCGGCATATCAGGCCAGCCTGATCGCCGCGCCGCGGCTCCGGAGCAGAAGCAGCTCGCGCCAGTGGCTAGACTCCTGCGCAGCACCGTCAAGCGTCGCGAGCAGCGCCATCGCCTCGGCCTTCTGCTGTTGGAGCCACGCGTGCCGGCCATCAGGGTCGGCGAGCCACTCGTCACGCTTCGCGATCTCGTGCAGCGCGCCGTCGAGCGCGTGGAGCTTCGCGAGCTGCAGATCGCGCTGCTTGACGATAGCGTCGACGCGGTGGCCGAACTCGTCGAGCGAGACCGGCCCCCAGTTCGGCGTGCGCTCGTAGCCGTAGCGGTGCGAGTG